GCTATCGCTCCATTTGCCTGTAGTGGCGCTTGATATTTTAATTTTGCTTTGCTCATCATACCACCTGATATTACGTGGTCTTTATTTACATGAGCTGCCATTCCTTTTTTTCTTGGTATAAATTTAACTATAATCTCCTCTGTAGGTAAGTTAAACTCTACCACTTCCTTTGTTGTTTCCATTTCTCCCTATTTAATTTATGTTTAATAAGATAAAGGGGGTTTTATACCCCCTCAATCTTCTATTATATATCCTTGAGATTAATCTAAGATATTTGGTTTCAACGTTGCTGTTCTAGAAGGGTCTTTAACCATTGCTCCTGTACCACACATTGCTGTCATGATAGCAGAATCTTCCATATGTTGCATGATGCCACCTTTTCTACCATTGAATGGGTCTCTAATACCTGCTTTAAAGCCACGTAACTCATCGTCACCACGAACTTTAATTTTTTGGATATTAGGCTCCTCGCTTGAACCAATATACATGATGTCATATCTGTAAGATTCAGCTACACCTCCGTTTGGATGATATATCTTATTTCTTACTTTGTCATCATACATAGGGTCAATCTCCAACATAACATGTATGCCGTTTGGAGCTTTCCACTCTGTAAACTGGAATCCAGCAGAGTATGAATTTGCATGGAATTTAGACGATACTTTAGATATCGCTGCTGTTCCTGTATTATCAAATCCTACTGCTGTCCATCCTGAAGCTTCAGTTGTAACTGCTCTGTGAAATTGAGTTGCCCCTCTTTCACCAGTTCTCATCATGAACTTACGTTCACCAAAGTCTAATTTACCTTCTGCTAATTCAGATAGTAAATCTTCAAGCATTCCAATACTAAAGTAGTTATAAGAAGTAGTGTTACTTACTTCCATTTGCTCTCTAATACCAGAACCAGCTTTAATCTCAATGTTAGATTTTCCTTTATTCAAGAAACGTCCGTTCTCATCTCTGTTTGTTTTACCAAACATTAATGTACGAGCCTTAACTCTTGAAATGGCTTTTTCAAATTGCCAGTACACTTCCTGCATCCATGTTACTGAACTGTGTACTTTACCTGTATCAGGGTTTCTAGTCTCAATACCCGCAAAATATACTGGTTTGACTTTCATGTCAATCATTGCTCCCGATACTTTATGCTCAAAACGTAGTGTAGAAACACTATTTCTAAGTAAGTATGGAGATGTAAATGCAATTCCAGCACCTTCTGTAGATAGTTCATCTTCAACATACGCTGATTCAACACTGAATTTCACGCCTGCTATTAAATCACTACCCGGTACTCCGCCTAGGGTTTCTTGTCCACCAAATATTTCTACTTGATAACGATAGTTACCACCGTCTGGTACTCCGTCTCCTAATATTCTGTATTGATAAAGGTCTGGTTTATTACCACCAATTACCTGTACTTTTGTAAAGTACTTCTCACCGAATATTAAATCAATAACTGTTCTTCCAGCTCCTACGCCAGAATCACCTCCACCTACTGTCGTCCCTTGGTACTCTGCAGATTCCAACGTAATGTTACGCTCATCGCTACCTACAACTTTCCAAACGAAATCATCAGATGATTCCAAAGTTTTCTCTGGGAACATTGATAACGTAGTATCTAAGTTCTTCATACCAGAGTTCTGTAAAAGAACGGTAGTTAATGGCGAAACTAATTGCGGTTGGCTTCCAAAGATAGCTCCAATATGGTTCTTCAGTGTTAGTCCGGACCAAGATTTACCCTTGGTCATAACAAATTTACCTAAACTCATAATTAATTAATTTCTGTTTATTATTATTTTTATAATACTAATTCTGAACCTACTCCACCGTAATCTTCTCCTTTATCTGTGAAGGCAGGGTCTCCCCCTTCTTCAAACTTATTAGAGCGTAATGCTCTCTCTAGTTGGCTTGTTGCCTTAGTAGTAGACTTGGCCGCTAACCTACTGAAATCTTCAAATCCGTTGGTTAACTCAAATAGGTAATAAAGCTTTGTATCAAAATCAATAGGATTTTCTCTTCTGGTACGCATCAATTTGTTTTCTGCGACACCATTAGTATCTTGTCCTACTATATGTGTGATACTATTATACACTTTATCTTGCATTGCTTTTGTGACTTTATGCCCTTTAATTAATTCATCACCTTTATATATGGTGTTCTTAAGGTCATTGTCTATTCTTTCTTGCTCAGCTACAAATTCTCTTTGCTCAGCTTCTCTAGATTCAGCTACCTTAGCTAATTGTGCTTGTTCAAATGCTTTCAAGCTTTCTAGAGAATCAATAGCATCTTCAATCACTACTTCATCCCCAGCATCTACAGACTTATTTAATATACGTAATGCACGAACTTCGGTCATTCCTTGATTAACATAGTCTTGTAATATAATCTTTTTTGCTAATTCAATATCATCATGTAGTACATCTTCGTCTATACTCTCATATCTATTAGCTGTTTCATTGAATTGTTGTATTTCAGATACAGTAATTCCCCTTTCTAAAGCATCATAACCATCTTGTCCTAGTTTCTCTATAATAAAGTCTTTTGATTGATTTGCTATTTCACTTTTTAAAGCGGTTGTTAATGAGTCTAATGATTCAATGCTATTTTCTTGAAGGTCCAAAGAGGGCAGTAACCCCTGCTCAGAAAGAACAGTTGCAAAGGAAGAATATAAGTTGGGAGAATTTTCTTGGTCTCCGCCCTCTTCTTCTGCACCTTCTTCCTCAGCTACTACCTCTGGAGTTTCCCCCTCACTAAGTGTATCGTCTTCATCAGGAACCACAATTGCTTCCTCATCAGCGCCTTCTCCGGGTGGAGCTGGGACTGGTTCTTCTGTTTCACCAGTTGGAAAGTCCATAACTGGTAAGTCTAAGTTGAGCTCTAAATCTTGCTCATTAAATAAACTCATGTCTAATATTTCTTCATTTTCTGCCATAATAATCTCCCGTTAATTTACAAATATACTACATTTTTTGCCCAAAGTCAAGTGATTTCATTAAAAATGTTAAAAATCACTGCAATCTCTAATAGCTATTTTGTTATTTAATATTTATCTCCTTTAGGTATATTTCCTTTTTTACCTGATGGTAAATCTTTGGTTAATTTTTTATACCCTTTCTTTTTTTTACGTATTGCTCTTTTTTGCATTCTAGCCACTTCTCTCTGTTTTTGTTTGTCTGTATACATATTATTTATTTAGTTGCAGCAGGTTTTGCCTTTGATACTGCGATTTTTTTATCCTCTCTTTTCATTTTATCTTTGTGCATAGTCATACTGTCATCTAGTGCACGCATCTTATTAGCTTGGTCATTTCTAACCTTATCCCTATCTAAATCTAATTTTTGTTCTTCTATAGGGTCTGCTATGCCATCACCGTCTTCATCACCATTTAACTCTGCATTAATATTAGCTATTAAGAGCTTAGTTTCATTATCACGTAAGTTAGTAGAGTCATCTAACTCTAATTTAGCTACCTCTAATTGATAAGCTTGTTCTTGTGCTTCACGTTGTAATTTACTTTGTTGCTCTCCAGCTTGTGCATTTTGCTGTTGAATTTTCTCTTCAGCAATTTCTAATTTCTTACGCATATCAGCTAATGATGGACTAAAATAGATATCCATTATGGTACCCATACTTCCGCCATTCTGCATGAATGCTTGAGCGTTTTGTTTCAACATGTTCTCTAATTCCATTGCTTTAGAAGAACTAGTACAAACTAATCCATAATCAGATTCAGCAAACTCATTACCATCAATGTTAAGCATTTCAATGGTTTGGTCATCTAATATATATTGTACCTTCTTGTTGTTACCTCTTAGAGCTATCTTAGCAGTCTCTAAAAAGGCAGTCATTGCTCTTAATTTAAACTTCTCATGTTTGTGAAACCAGTATTCTGTTATATGAGACGACTGATTCACTGAACGCTCAACCCCTGATGCTGTTTCATTCTGATGTATGGCGCCTTCACGTTGTTTTGAAACACCAGCTATCTCAGACATTTCCATCTTGATGAACTCCAATAGTTGAATATGTTGTTGGATATAGCTACCCGTCTCCATATCTATTGCTCGTCCACCTTGAGTATTGAATCCCCCTGCAAGTTTCCCAGTCGCCGCGCCTTGTTGACCTTCTTTAAATGAATCAACTACCGCGATTTTATTCACAATAGCATAATGTAACCATTTTTCTATTTCCCAGTTATCTGGTACTTTAGCTAAATCTAATTCAAAGATTTTACCATAGTTAGTTGCAATTGCTTTATTCAACCTATCCCAAATCACATCATACATATATTGGTAATTCTTCATTCTATCCATTAAGGATACAGCTTTACCTTGATTTGTATTATATATCTCCCCTACAATTCCGGGATGACAATATGATGGGTTATTTATTTTGTTGAATTGTACTGGTCTGGGGTGCATTTGAATATAGATATCCTTGGCTATTTTAGTGCCTTCCCACCATTCATTCACCCAAAGGGTTTTAGAAGTCTCACCCATTTCTTTATTAAGGATATATTCTTCAGACATGATTTTAGTCTCTGTCTCTCCTTCTTCATCGTAATAGGTGACCTTTTGTATTTTTTTAAGTGACCTCCAATATACTCTTAATACTCTAATATTACCATTTTCATCAGTAAAATTAGAACCAAAGTAATGTCCGTTCACTTCTGCTATATTAAATATAGTATCAAATCCTGCTGCTCCTAATCCTTCAGAACCGTCTCTTAATAGAGTATGATTCTCGTCATCATCAGAATAAGCACTTCTACTAGATTTAGTAGTATACTCATTAATATAATCTATATCTGCTTCTTTTAAATCTTCGTGGAAATAGTCTATAATCTTGCCCGGACTCCAATGGTCTTCTAAAATAATAACACTAGAGTCTTCAATTTTATCACTATTACCTGACCTAATTGT